GGTGGACAATCGGCCAAGCTGCACACCACAGCATCAGATCCCAGTCATACCAAGGCTTATCATCTTTGCTTATCAGTTGATTGCTGACTGATAACCGTAGGTTAAGCCGGCCGACAGATCGCGCGAGATAGAACCGCGCATGTCACGCGCACGCGGTAGTTAGTTTGCGCCCGTTGAGCCCAGTGTTGCCGGTTTGTGCAGTAAAATACCGGGGCAAACCGATTGGTATCACTGGGTTTTGCAGGGTTTTACCGCGCACACCGGGCCACGGGGGACCTGCGTCCCGGCTACAGCGTATATATGGGCTCACACATTTTTGTCATTTTTTAAGAGCCTGTTTTTCAGCATAATACGGCTCAAACCGGACAAATTCCGTGTAATCATTGACATAAGCCGGCATATATTCCCAAACACGTACGCATTGCCCGACCGTAATCCAGCTCTGCGTACATACCATCCACATACCAACGACGTAATTAAGTAACGTTATCATAATCAAGTACCTTATAGATGATGTAAGACACAGCTATAAGCAGTATAACCACCATCCACACAACGGACCAAACAATCATAATGCTGCGTAAACTTGTGGAAAACAGTCTTTAATCAAGGCTCGACACTGGTCTGCAATCTGTTTATGCTCAATTTGCGTCCCGTTTGCGCACCTTAAATCAGTATAATGAATCCAAGACCGCAATGTGCCGTTCATATACAGCGTTGTAGGGCTAGACATAGGCAATACCTCCCTAGCGCACTCTTTAGCGATGCCTGCTGCCAGCATTTCATTGTATAGGCCGTATGACAGGTCATATACTTGCTGAGCTTTAATTTGAAAGTCTTGAGATGTGTATGGATCAACATCATCAATACTTGACTGCCTGTTTTTATCGTCTTGACGACGTACAACAAGAGTATCGGGTCTATCGGTTACCGCAGCATAACGCTGGCTAAACTCTTGAAAGCTGAACGATCTGTGCCTAAGAATTTGAGCTGCAATAGATCGTGTTGTATGTATTTCTACACACATGTTTACCATTTCAAACGGTGACCAATGTTTATGTTTGATAAGGTATTTGATTAAACGAGCACTGGTCTCAGTGTTGTTTTGATTAGATGGATTAGATACACGTGCCATGTAACTAACAAGGTTATCACCATCAGGTGTTGAGTGAATAAGTTTAACGGAGTGCATACAGTAGTAAAGGTGTTTTGGGTGTGACACAGTTGTATAAATACACATGTCTCTCTGTAATCTAGTTACAGTAGTAAAAGGGCTCCGAAGAGCCCCAATCACAGGAGGTCCACCCTTCCTCCTGTATACGTCAGGGAGCTGGCTAAACCCAGGTAGGGACACCGTTTTTGTCGTTGCCTCTAGCTTGTTGTCTTTGCTCTATATTCATACCCAAAACAAGGTGATTAGCACTGCCTTGTGGGTCTTCTATAGAAGCTCTAAGCAAGTCGTTCCAGTCGTCACGTTTACGTTGGTTTACCGCCTCTTGAGCAGAGATACCCATAGCGTCGGTAAAGTATTTGACACCTTGTGCTAGGGCGTCAATACGGTCATCGTGCCTGACTGCACCTTTTTCCATGCACATTCTACTCATCTGGTAGAACAACATGTACATAAGTCGTTTTTCAGGAGCTTCGTCTTTGTTTGAGTTCCAATCCCAATCAATAACAGACCTGTCTATAACAAGACGGTGCTGGTTCATAATTGGTTCTAGAGCGTCAATAATACGCTGCTCTTTACGCAATGTAGCACGAACTTCCTCAACACCAATAGCTTGTTTTGTTTGTTGTAAGTGTTTTTTAAACAACTCAGCAACGATACCGTCACCAAAGTTTGTTTCAATTACAAGTTTAGTAACGTTAAATTTTTTACAACCTCTTAGAATGTCCAAGAGCGTGTTGTCTGAGTATCCGTCTCTGTAAGCACGCATTTCGTGCAAGTACAAGAAACCGTTACGTTGTGAGAGATAAGCTGCAGTTGTCTCATCCGATCCACGACCCGACGGGTCAACCGAGCATATTGTCTCTGTGTAAGGTAGCCATTCTCCTTGGAGCTGCATTGGACTGTAGAAATAATCTCCAGGTAGTCCGACAGTTGGAGCGTCTTTGATGACGTTCTTGGGATCGCTGCACCATACAACGGAGTCAGGAGCAGTAGTAGGGTTGACGCTTGTAACGACAAGGTCAGCCATTTTAAGCGGGAACTTGTCAGCGTCACTAAGGGACGTGTCAAGCATGAACTGCAGCATAAAGTTGCTGCGTCCCATTGCCGCTTCACGTTCAATAAGATCTGTGTCATCGAATCGGTCCGGGTCAGTTACATCCCACTCCTGTGCCCCTGTATCGATGTCTTCTTGCAGTTGTGGTGCAAGTAGACCTTCGTAGTTGCTAAGGCTCCTAGGAACCCTTGCAGGCCACACAAACGGGCGATAATTACGTTCTGCTAGCTTACGATAGATAGTAAACGTTGTTTGTGGTGTACCAAGGTACATAATACGGGAGTCATCCTTAGGTGTAAGGATAGACTCCGCTTCAGTACAGAGTTGTAACAGTTTAGACCGCATAAACTCTGTCATTGAGTTACCAGGAACTTCAATGTCGTCTAGAATCATTAAATCTGCGCGGCTTCCGGTGAGCTGTCCAGTGATGCCCACGCTTTTTACGCTTGGAGCTTGGTGCGGTGAGCAGTTCACATCGAAGCTTATCCTCGACCACCTTGCATCGTCGGACTTCGGACGTAAATGAGAAAGCCATGGTGTTTCAATAATAAGTTTTTGCAAAAAGATAGACATGTTGTCGGCTCGTTCTTTAGAGGCCGAAATAATCATGATCTTTTTTTCTGCATTATTGAAAAGCGTCCAAAGAACGAAGGCTCCAGTAATCCATGACTTCCCAACTCCACGGAAAGCTTGTATCTGAAGACGTTTAGGTCCAGACTGAAGATAGTCTGCGATTGCGTATTGTGCACGTGTTGGCTCCGGTAAATCAAGCTGCGCCCACAGGGCTTGCAGGAACAGCTTGAAATCATCTTGTAGGGCGGATAGTACGTCGGTCATGGAATCATAATAGTTGCGCCAGTGCCTAGCGGATCCATATCAATCCTTCTAGGCATTGAATCAGCACCAGTGTACCCACCAGTCAATTCACTAAAACCAAAACCTATAGTACCCATAGAACTTTTTAAATTAGATTTAGAACTACGTTTAGGTTTTTCAGGTTTAAGTGGTTGCTGAGTAGGTTTAGTTTGTTGTGGTGTTGATGTTCTAGTGCCGCTTCTGAACCCAACAGAACCTAATTTACCAAAAATTTGATCTGATTGTTGTCCAGCACGTGCAATACCTTCATCCATAGCACGTAACTCAGCAGGTTTTACCTGTTGATTTAACTTAGGATTTAGTGGCTGTACGTTACCTGCTTGGTTACCTAAAGGCAGCCCAGCTTTTTCGTAACTATCGAACATCTGTTTAGCAGTACCACGTCCTGTACTTTCTAGCCACCTAATGCCTTCAGCAGTTCTAGAAATTTCTCGGATGTGGTCGCCATCTAAACCCATAGCATTGGCTTCAGACATGGCTTTACCAAACTTGGTTTTGTCAGCCCAAGGCGGTGTAGCAAGTTGTTCGTTAAGTTGCCGTGTGCCTTCTGTACCGCCACCACGGTTTTGATTTCGTGAGGACCACCGTTCGACAGTGCCTTGTGGGTATTGACTAGAGCCAAATCTACGGATCTCACGTAGCTGGCCGTCTTTACCGATAAAACGGTTTAGACCTCTGTCAATAGCCTGTGCTTTGCTTCTAGGCAACTTTTTCCACTCGTTACCTTTAGGCAATCTAAGTGTTTTACTTGCCATTATTTAATATGTGATAAAATTAAAGATTCACGAAGTAGATTTTGACCAAACTGCTGCCTCATCCACTCTCGCCA